GTTCTAACAGCATCTATTTCATCATTAATAGTTTTCATAGTTTCGTTATCGTCTATTACTGCTTCTGCTATTTGTTTATCTATTTCCTTATTAAAGGTTTCTGATTTAATGCCACTAGCTTTAGCCATTTGTAAATATTGTAGATCGTTTGCCCAATCTCTAATATCAAATGTATCTGGGTAGTTTATAGAACCATCAAACTGTTTATCTTGCCACATAGCAAATAATCCCCAGATTTGTTCTTCAGCATTTTCTAAATAATCTGCTTTTTCTGATAATCTGGCATTTAATAATTGAAATTCAGTTTGTAATGCAATTCCACTAGCTATCTGTGAACCTGTTGCCCTAACTGAACCCATGTGGGTTATTCTATCAATAGCATCAACTTTGTTTTGAATACATTTCATTATTCCATCTAGGTTTTGACCGCTAGGTTGGATTATATAAGGCTTTAATGCACTATCTAAATCTTCTGGTATTTCTATGATTGCACCCGCACCCGCACTAGCTTCAACATTAGGTGTTTTAACTAAACTTGGGTGGTTTGCTAATCTAATTAACTGCTCTTTTTCTGAATAATCATTATAAATAGATTGCTGTAAATAAGCTACGTCTGCTAAATCACTTATTCCTATTGGTCTTTTATTACCTCTTAGATTATAAACATTTACTGCGGGTATCTTGCCTATTGGGTTAGGTATTTCTTCAATTAGTCTTGCATCACCTTCTTTGTATTCTTCTTGATAATCTTCAACTTCATATGTGCTTATAGTTTCTTCTGTGAATACTTTAATGATTGCTCTTTCGGTGTTTATATCTTCTACAACCATTAACATATCTAAATAGAACCTACCACTTGCAGACCTAGCATAATTCCAATTAACAACATTTTCTGGTGTATATATTGAAACATAAGGTCTTATGTCTTGTGCTAATTCTTCTGCTCTTGTATTTGCGTTTGATTGTGGTTTATCAACTATTACCCAACAATTACCATAAATACTAGCATTCATCTGAACCTCACGCATTATAGTATTAAATGACCTACCATCTAAATCTGCGTCTGCTAAAAATGAAGTTAGTTGTTGATCTCCGTCTAAAGAACCATAATCTCTAGTTGGTGGAACTCTCCATAAGAAACTTGTATATATTTGAACTACGTTTTTACAATGGTTATCAACTGGGGTATGTCTAATTCTAGCATCATAATCTTCTGGTGATTCTAAAACATATCTATGAAGATAATAACCATTTTTATAATCATTACCCCCTAAATAACTACGAATATAAAACTCCCAGTTAGATATATTTTTATCCCACAATTCATGTTTGCTAGTTAGTGTTTCCCTGTTCATCAACTCCACCTTTTAGGTTGGCTTGGTGCAAAATTCCTTTTTAGCGGGTAAAGATATTCTATTAAATAACCTAGAGCATCATTCATGTGATCGTAACCGCTATCTTTTTCTGGAATATGTGTACCTTCCTTATAAATCTGTCTTTCTATGCTTTTGATCGCATTTTTACAGAATTTCACAATAAATAAGCTATTTTTTCCATTTACGTTTTTTAGCTTTGAATTTACTGCGTTTATCCTATCCCTTACTAAAGGTGCTGTACTTCTACATCTTACATCAAAACCATTATTTTTCAATATAGATAAATCAGTTAATCCACCCGCAGAAGTTTTTCTTTGTCTAGCTGATGGGTCTGGATAAACAACTATCTGTTTATTTTTATATCTGGTTTTAATCTCATCACACATTTCATTAGTATTACTGCTATATATTTGTATCTCATCTATAACAATAATTCTATCATTTTCTATAATACAAACAACAGCACTCATAGGGTCTACGTTAAAATCTAAACCTATATGTAGTACTGGACTATCCTTAGTATATTTTTCAATAATGTTTTTATCTCTACTAAAGTTGTAATAAATCATTCCAGAATAGTTTACAAATGTGGCTTCATATTCCTGTTGAAATGTTCTTAAATCTAAATCCTGTTTTGCCTGTTCTATCTCATCTTGACTTACTTGTTCACCTTCTAGGGTTGTGTATTGAAAACTTTTCCAATCTTTATTTGTTTCACCCTGTTTAAATAAATCATATGACCAGTTTCCAAAACCTCTAGGACTACCACAGAATAACGCATGACCTTTTGTGTCTGACAATGTAGGTCTTAGAACCTCATACCATGCTTCTTTACTTACGTCTGCGAACTCATCAATACATAAAAAGTTTAAACCAACACCCCTCAATGATTGCTCATTATCACTACCCCTAAGTGTTATCTGGCTATTATTTTTAAGTGTAATAGTTAAATCACTATGGTTTATACTCTTAACCCATTTGTGATAAATCATCTTTTCTTTTAATACACCCCAACATATAGCTTTTGCTTGTCTATAACTGGGTGCAACATACCAAACCTTTTTATTAGGTTGACTAGCAAATTTAGCTAATTCATTTACTGCTAAAAATGTTTTGCCAAATCTTCGCCCAGTAATAAGAACTCTAAATCTTGCATCATTATTTATTACGTTTCTTTGTGGGTTAGTTAATGGCATCTAATCAGCAGACCATACTAATGGTTCATCTAATTCTGTTTGCTCTATCTTATCTTGCTGACCTAATATGTTTTTTCCTAAGAATATCTGCATGGTAACATTACCATTTTCCGCTGATTGCCATTGTAATTTTCTTAGTCTGATTTTTACGTTGGCTCTACCTTTTGTTAGATTTTCGGAATAACTTTTTCTAATAAGGCTTTCATCACAACCATAAAAGTCGGCTATTTCTGTATTCGTACACCCATAAGATGCTAATTTTAAAACTTCTTTATCGTTTATATTATATTTTTTTGGTCTTGCCATTCCTATTTACCCCATAGTTAGGTAATTAAGATTTATCTAAGTTTTTTCTAAAAATCTACTAAATATTATTATTATTACTAAATTCGGCTTGATTTAAGAGCCATACAGTAGGGGTAAACAATGTCTATGGTATGATTACACCCCTATTATTTTAAACTTTCTATAAACTTTGCGTTTGCATAATCATAGTTTTTATTCTTAGCGGTCATTCCAGATGGTTGTACCTCATCTTTTTTTTCTTGATGAAACTTTACCCCCAAATAATAATCCATGTAATCATTCTTTTTAACTTTGCCTAATCTATCTTTTTCAGCAAGTTCATCTGATACATCAACAAATCTTTCTGTTTCTTTATATTTTTTGTTAAAGTTTTCTTCTTTTATTTCCCTAAAAATTTCTTTTAATTCGTAATAACTATTTTTGACTTCGTATTTCCTAGTCATTTTAATCTCCAATTTTGTATTCTTTTATTAATTCTAGCAATTTTAAACCATCATCAAAACCTTTTTTATAATATGCTGATGAAGTATTTCTAGGGTCTGGCTTTTGATTCAATATTCCATCAAATATGCCATCTTTATAAAAAGTTAAATATGTTGCCCTTTTCTTTTCTAAAGGTTTTCTAATATCTATTACATTCATATTAATCTCCAAAAAATTCTAATTGCTCTTTATCATTAACTATTATGTTTTTATTGTTGCTATTTATTAACTTATAAACATCTTTTTTTGTTAGTTCTCTTGCCCTAAGTGTTTGATATAGCTTATTATTTATGCTTTTTAGGTCTGACATAAGAGTTTCATAAACATTATCTGCTTGTTCCTGTTGCTCTAATGTCAAACCATTATTTAAAAACATTATTTACTTCTTCTAGCTTCTTTTAACATTTCTAAGCATTGTTGCCTGTTAAAATTATACCTATTAAGAAGATATTTATGTAGTTTTTTTATGTTTGTTTTTGCCCTTATACAAAGTTGATAACCATAATAAAATCGTTGAATATCCCTTTTGATATACGCATCACCTATACATTGGAAAACTGTATTATAACCTTTAATTAAACTCATCATTTTTTTTCTCCATCATTATAAATTAAGCATATTTAAATAAATCTTCTTGATAAGACATATCTAAATCTTTTGTTTTATAATAAATATTGTGCATTTTAGGATATGGATATGAAGAAACTTTAAGATTTTTTTTCATATTTTTCTTTTCTTTTTTATTACCCAACAAATAAATATATCTAAATGTTGGCTTCATATCTTCAATTTTAACTATTTTACCCTTAGTATGAATACCCCTTCTAATATCAAAACTTGTACCATCTTCAAAATGATACCTTTTTTTGGGGGTGCTTACTCCAGTATATATCCAGTTTGTAGCTTGATAAATATAACCAGTATGATTTACATTTGGGTCTGCATAAGAAACTAATGCCATTGGTTTAGGTAATAATTTAAAACATTGACCTATAAAAAAAGATAAATAATTTTTTGGTAAATCATTTGTAACAAGTCTATTTAGTTCAAGTGTTTTAACTTCAAAGTTATCAAATAAACATCTACCATTATTGTAATTGTAATTAGGTGGGTGTCCAAAAGTACAAACACCAAGTATTTTAGAATTTTTTATTAAACCAAAAGCATAAGATACACTACAACCTCTTTTTGCGTAATGTTTATTTAATATCCATTTTTTGTATTCTTGATTTAATAATCTTTTTACATAAACATCTGAAATCATACCCAACTCCCCATGTCTAAATAATCTACCGCTTGTTGTTTAGTAAAATGACCCTCTTTAATCGCCCTTAGAACGTCATATGAGTGTTGTTTTGCATATTTGTGTATAAATGCACTACCTTGCTTCTTTTCTACTGCATCAACAAACATTTTTAACCTCATTTCGTATTGCTCAATTTTTTCAGTACTTTTCTTTTTTGGGTTTTCATCTAGGTACTTTTTAGCTGATAACCAGAAAGCGGGTTGTTTAACAAATTGCTTATCCTCAACAGAATTATAATAATCATTATACATTTTAGCTAATTCTTCTGGTTTTACTAGCCATTCTTCTTCTAATTTAAGATAGTTTTTTTCTGCTATTCCCTTGCTCACTTTATTAGAAACCTTATCCCAAAAAGTCTTAAAATGAGGATTAAATAAAACTTTATTAGTTTTTTTAGGGTAATTGGTAGGGGTAGTGGTAGGGGTAGGGGGGTTTTGGCTAGGTTTTTTTGGTCTACCACCTAGCTTTCCATTGATTTTTGATGCTTCAATTCTCTTATTTATATATAAATATTCCTGTAATTGACGTTCATTTTGATAGTGTTCATTAACCAAAATAAAAAATTGGTTTATTACTTTATCACAACTTTGCTTTTCATTATGAGTATGGCAACTAGCTATCCTGTAATAAGTAATATTATCACTAGGTATTCCAGAACATCTTTTATTCCAGTTATAACAAAGTAACCTAATATATATCCCTATTTCTTCGTTTGTTAAGGCTTGAGTACCCGCAACAAAATCTTCTGTGAAAAGATACCATGCTTTTAATTTGTCTTTAGGCTTTGAATTTTCGTCTATAATCATACTGATCTCCATTTTTATTTTAGTGTAATCCCTCTAAGCGAAAACCTAAAGGGATTTTTTGGTTAATATCCCCAGACTTCCTTTCTTGCATTTAAAACTGTTTGTTCTTTCCATATCCAATTATCTGGATTAGGTATCAAAGAATTTCTTACATCATCTGGGGTATCTACTGTTTTAAGGTAATTACCCATGACCTTAATAATATGTTTACATATGTTATAAGGTTCAGAATAATCATCTAATGACATAGCAATATATTCAGCATCTTTAGTCTTGGTTGGTGTTTTAAGATACCATAATATTTGCTTGGCATTTGTTGCTTTTTGATAAATAGCCTGTTGCATAGCATGGGATATACTTATTTTTTGTGGCAAGTTTTTAGATGTTTTTAGATCAATAAAAAAATCTTCTCTTGTGTGATTATCTTCAAAATAAAAGTCTGTATATCCGATAAAAGGTATATCATCTATTTGAACTTCTACTTTTCTTTGATAATCAATTAATCTCCACCGATAAGCATAATCTTGAAACTTTTTAGTTCCTAATTCAAATAATGGTACTAAATTGTTTCTTTCTTCTTCTATCTTAGGGTCATTTATCCTAGAGCAGTTTTCATCATATTCGGATAGCATTTTTTCTTTTGCTTCTTCTATAGGTAAACCATTCAGAAACATATTTATGCCAGATTCAACAACTTGCCCTCTAATAGCAGGTGCAGATGTTGGAAACTCATAACCAAATATTCGCCTTAATGCCCACCTTTCACGATAAAAAGCAAACTCATTAAGATGACTAAATGACAATGGAAGTAAACCCTTTCCATAATCATCAAACTTTTTAAAATGTTCTATCATATTTTATCCACCCATTCTTGTAGGTGTTTTTTATTTTCAAGAACTTGTGCCTTTAGATCAAAACATTGATCGTGAACATTACTGGTTCTACCAAACTTTATGATATATTCATTTAGAGCAAAAACTAATTTGTCCATAACACCTATATCAGCTAAATGTTTGTATATTGCAGTTTCTTTTTCTTTATCTTGATCTAGTTGTTCTGATTGTTTTAATTCATCTGAAAAATTATATTTATCTGACATTTAATCTTTCTCCTTTAACAATGCGGTATTAATTAGATTGTATTCAGCGAAAGTTTTGCCATTTTCAGTAATATGATTTGTGATTATATTATGACCTTTTTCCCTAAGTTCATAAATCCTAGCACTTAATCTGGTAATTCTATATTCCTGTATAGCTTCCCATGAAGTGATAAATTTATGTTTTTTGAGATGATTTAGTATTTGTAGTTCTTGTGTATTTGACATAATAATCCTTTCTATAAATTATGTTTTGCCATTTCCCTCTCATTGACCACCTTAGTTCTTAGGTCATCACGAAAGGCTTTAAAGGATTCAAATCTAATTTTAGATTGATTCCTCTTTTTTAAGGTCATTTCGTATCTATCAAAATAATCCTTAAACTTTGTGTCCGAATAAATTAAACCATTTAACTCGGTCATATTTTTATATCCACCTTTTCTTGAATAGTAAACTGTCAATTCTGCAACAATCATCTTTTCTTCTTTTTTCATTAATTCAACAGCAGTATCAAGATCAGCAAATGTAATACCTAGTTCTTCTTGTTGGTATGATAGCTTGTTAGGCTCAAATTCTATTAAATAAATATCACTCATTTTCATCACTTATGCTAATAACTTCTAGTTCATTATGTAGGGTTATATAATCCCTTTTCTTAGCTATGTTTTTCCATCTTTTTTCAGCATCTTCATAACTTTTAGCTGATATATTTACATTATAATATTTTGTTTCCTTACAATGGATAACAAACTTTTTTAAAGACATTTCATTTTTTATCATTGTATAAATTTTCCCACTCTTTTTCTGAAATTTTTCTATTTAATATTAGCTTCCATTCTTCATTTATAGATTTGTCTTTATGTGCTAAATCATGACAAGATCGACAAACTGGAAATAAATTATCAATTCTATTTAAGCGGTTGTTTTTAACCCCGCCCATGCCTTTAGGTATCAAATGGTGTATATCTACCGCCTGTTTCCTAAAGCACCCCCAACAGATAGGGATATCGTCTGAATGATACCCCCAAAAGTCGGCAAATAGTTTTTTATAATTTTTTAAGGTTTTCATTAAATGCCCTCACAGCATTAGTTGTAAGTTCCCCAATATCTTGAACTGAAAAATGTCCAGAACCCATTGACCTACCAACAACCCCAGTAACAAAAATATCAAGTCTTTGGGTATCGCTTTTAGTCATACCATTTGTTTGTTGTGGTGGTTGTGGTGAAGTTAATGCTTGAGCAGTTGGTGAGTTCCACCCACTATTCTGAACAACATTACCTAAACTTTGTGGTGCATTGTTACTAGGAGCATCATTTTGACCATCTGGATTATAAGCAATAGAAACATCTTTTATATTTGTGTACTGATTGCCGTTAGCTGATGTTTTGGTGTTTATTTCAGTATAATTAATTGCATCACCAGATGAAGGTAAAGGGTTCATTACTACACCCCTGTAATATAATCTAGTTCCATCAATTAAATCTATTGAATAGTTAGGAACACCATCTTTAGTATTATCATAAATTTTATCTATTATAGCCATATTATTTCCTCTATTATTTATTTATTACGTTGTAACCACGACCCTCTAAACACCTATTAATAAAATCTTTTCTGGTATTTAGTTTAGGACTTAGCCATAGGACTTTCCACCTTAGATTATTATAAATGTTTTTACCTATTTCCCAACCAGTATTAGTCTGGTCTTCAACTAGGCTTTTACAAGTATAATAATCGTCATGGAATCTGTTCATATCGCCTTTGATATTAGCAGATGATTTTCCCCTACTATCTACTATCGGCATAGTTGAACACCCCCCAATAGATACTAGAATGAAAATTATTGAAATTGTTTTATACATTTTTTTGATCTCCAAATCATTTATTAACCTATATTATTTTATTGGTTAAATCTATAAAAAAAACATTATTAGACAAAAAACTATAGTTCCAAAAACCATAAATTCTAAAAGATAAACACCATAGTTTTTAAGAAATTTAACCATTACATCACCTGTTTAATCATTACAATTTTATCTGGGTGCAAATCGTGATCTATATATGCCTGTTCTTTGACTTCATATTTTTCACAATATGTGTCTGGATAGTCATTAGTATCAACAGTTTTCTTTACACCTTTGCCATTATTCCAGACAAACCAAGATATTTTCCAAGTTCTTTTCATTATTTTTCCCCCTTTAATTTTTTTATTTTTTTTGTTTGTGATGCCAAAACATTTAGAATTTCTTTTTTAGATTTACTTTCACATATTTTTTGAAACACCAGTAAATTAAGATTATATCTTACTGAATAATAAAGATTTAGTTCTGCTTTTTCTCCATTCTTTTCTAACTCTTTTTTATTCAATTCTCTTGTAGCTTCTAATATTTGATTATATTCTTTAAGAACTCCATAATATTTAGCTACACCAACATTCAGAACCCTAGCATTGTAGAGTTCTAAATTTCCAATTCTTGTGGGTTTATCTATCATTAGTTTACCCCCTCTAGTATTCTTTCTTTTTGTTCTTTATCCAAAAACCTAGTGCTTCTTGGATAGTTTCTTTCAACAACATCACTAAACCAAATTCTAGTTTTATGATCTTGTTTGAATTTTTTGTAAGTAACTGGTGTTGAGTTTTCCTCAATAATTCTATCAATCATTGCTGAAAATCTAGCAAGGCTTGAATATTGTTCACCCGCCATACCAAAATCCAAAACAAGTTTACCATATTCTCTATAAGTGTTTACTGTTGGTTTTTTGTCTGAATTAAGTATTTGCTCCATTTGAATTTTGCCATAGTTACAAAACAATTTTGTTTGTAATCTTTGCAACCTAAAAATAAAATCATTAACCATTGAAATATCTTTGAAATAAAAAGTTTTGAAAACTCTTTGCTCAAAAGTTCGCCAACCTTTTTCGATAGTTATTTTGTAAATTATATTCATATTGATCTCCAATTATTATTATTAAAAAAAAAGAGAGTGCATAAAGCACCCCCCTTAAAGATTTAGTTTATTGATGTGAAACCAAATGGTGCAACCATGTGCATTTCTTTAGTTTCTTGATTTACAATAACATCCCCAACAGATATAGAATAAAATTTATCTAATTTTTGAATGGTGTCATTGTATTCTTGAAAGTTTCCCTCTTCAAAAACTTTATCTAAACTATCAGCAGTAATTATAGCTGAATCCCTATAATAACCTTCTTCATCAATATAAAATTCAACTAAATGTGCTTTACCCCTTGAAATTCCAAAAGATATTTTAGGTTCAATTTTTGAATGATTTGGTTGTTTTACTAGATATTTTGTCATTTTGTGCCTCATTATTATTATTATTATTAACTTAATAACCTAAGTTACCATCTAGGTTTTTTATAGTCAAGCGATAAAATACATTTTTTTATTTTTTTTCAAACTATTGTTTTATTTCGTATTATTTGGTAGTTTATAAGGGTTCTTTTCTAGGGAACATTATTATACTATGATCTCCAATCATGTATACATAGGGGGTAATTAATTCTTTGAGGTACTTAAATAAATCGCAGTATTTGTAAGAAGTGAAACAGACCATATTACCCCCTATGACCAAAGAATCAGACATTCAAATAGCTTGTAATCAGCTACTAAACTATATGGCTAATACTTATTATTTTAGACATTTCCATGTACCTAATGAGGGTAAAAGGTCTGTTTCTTACCATGCTAAAATGAAAAAAATGGGTTTGAAGTCTGGTTGTCCAGATATAATTATTGAATATCCGCAAGGTAAAGTTTTATATATCGAACTCAAAAACGAAAAGGGTAGATTATCTGATAATCAAAAATTGTGGGCGGTACAATCTAAAGCACTAGGTACACCCCATTTTATAGTCAAGGGGGGTTTGACTGAATGTTTAGATCAAATCAAAGAAATAATCCAAAAACACATTCCTGTGAGGTGTTGAGGAAATGCCTAGTACTTTATCCTTCTAGTGGGCAAAAGTTTCTGTACCGCCCTTAATCGCCCTGTAAAGGGCATCTTGTTCTTCTTTGTCCTAGTCTTTCTTCTTCTCATAGGTCTTTTATCTATAAGTTCACTAATAGTAGCTGTTGTTGTAAAACCAATCATCTACCCACTTTCTCCATAGCTCGTTTATGAGCTTGCCCAAAAGTTCTTCCATCTTCTAAATCCCTCGCCATTTGTCGCATATGCTTTAATGAATGATGCCTTGCGTGTTTATTCATAGCCTTTTGTTGGGTTTTATTTAACTTTGAAGTAAACTTTTTAATAGATTTTACTAAAACCATTTATTTTTTCTTTCTCATTTTATTTTTTTTCTTTTTCTTTTTCTTCATAGGTTTTGAAGTCATTCTGCTCCCATAATGATAAGGCATTATTTTTTTCCCTTCTTTTTCTTCTTACCTTTTTTTGGACTTTTTAGAATTGCTTCTTGTAGTCCTTTTGGTAACTTTTTTTGTTTTGGTGTTAGTTTCATGGTAAACCCTTTCTTTTCTTGGTTGCAATGCTTTTTTCCAAAAATAACCCGCAAGATCATTAAAAATATCGTATAACTTCATATAAAATTTACTCATTAACAATACCCTTTCTTTGCTTTATTCTTAATTCTTTAACATGAAGATAATAAAAATAATTTCCAATTTTATTAAAAAACTTACTTAAGGATAAATAGAACCACATCATTGTTTTTTCTTATTAATTAATTGTAAACCTTGCTTTCCAAACCTGTACCCAAAAGATGAACCTATAACTATGTAAAGCATATTAGAAAACCATTCTGGGGTATGTTGATCTAAAAATATAAAACCCTCTTTGATATAAGGTTGTGTACTTGGAATAAAACAACAAATTAAAATACCACCAAATATTATTGTCCAGAACTCATCTTTCAAACTATCGCCCATTTGATCGGTTAGGTTCTTTTCATTAAGCATAGATGAAGTAGCTTCTGTTTCATAAACTTTAGCTTCTGCTTTGGCTCTAGCTACCTTTACTTCACTATCTGCTTTACTTTTGTCCACCTTGCCTTTTAGCCATGTACCCGCTAATTCAGCTATTGGACTAATTAAAAGGTTTATCACAAACTTTTCCTCATCTTTTCTATTAATCTATCCCAACGATTAGTAGTTTGATTATATGCCCTACTATCTTTCATTTCGGCTATAGCTGTTTCAATATCATTATCTTGTAAGGCTTTTTTAAATTTTTTAAATTGATTTAATTTTGGTAAACCTAACTGGAATGACATATGAATTACACATTCTTTAACATTATCGTCTATGTCCATACCCTCACAAAATGTTTCAGCATCATTTATGGAAACCTCTAAATCTTTTGAAAATAGTTCTTTGGCTCTTTCTTCTGTTATAGGGTTCATAAGTTCATCTTTTTCATCATCACGAATTAAATGCCCACAGCCGATTGTCCAGAACCCTAAATGATCTTGGTAAGGCTCTAGTACTAAATGTCCTTCTTCTCTCATAATATCGTCTGTTAATGTTTGTAAATCCATTATTTTTCCCCTTTATGTTCGTGACCCATCCAGATACCAAAAACACCTGTCATAACACCCATAACAACCGATACAAAGGCTGATTGACTAGCTGTAGGTGCATCTAAACCCATAAACCATTCTGCACACCTCCACGACATTACTGTACTAGCTAACATCATTAATCTTGGTAATATTTTCCATTTTAAAAAAGTTTCTACATTCATTGTATTAAAATCTCATTTAATCCAAAACCCTCTAATAAAACCAAAGTAAAAAATAATAATAAAATACCACCCGCTATTAATTTACCAGAAAAGTTTGTAGAACCAATTTTTATTGCAACAAATTCATTTCCTAAAATCCTTAGTGATAATTCAAAACTATTTTGTCCAATATCTAAATTAACTATTTTTTTATCTTTTTCCATTAATATACCCTCACTTTATCTGGGTTAACACTTGGAACTAACTTACAAATACAATTATATTCTTCACTTCCTGTAGGTGTATCAAATGTTTGTCCACTTAATTCTTTTGAATAAAACGTACAATCCACCGCAGATTTAAAATAAATCGCACCCTGTAAAACACCATTCATATAACAAGCTAACATAAATGCGGTCAATTTGCTATGCTCCTCAAACTTTCCATAACTTGATCTATTGAAGGTTCTTTTCCATTAGGGTTCAATTTACAGCGAAAATTTTTAACACAACCTATTCTAACATCTTGAAATGATAATTCAAAAGTTCTGTTAGCACCTTGATAAATACACGCAACCTTTCCTTTATAAACCTTTTGTTTTTTTAATCTACATACGACAAGCTGTGGTTCTTTTATCAAACCTTGATTTATCTGCTGTTGTCTGGTTAATTTTTTGCTTTTATATTCATAAGCAAAGGCTTTTACCCCTATCAGAAGGATTATAAACGTCACCCCAAGACCTATAAATCCAAATGCAACCCACTTAATTACATCTAATATTTCTTCTTTTTGTTTTTTGGCTTTTATCTTGGCTTGTCTTTGTGCTTCTTTTGCCTGTTTAATCTTTTCTGATCTTTCTGATAAAATCTGCTCCCAAGTACCATGACCAAAACGATTATCTATAAGTAACTTTAATTCGTATCTTTTTTCTTCTAAAAGTTTTCTATCAATAAAATCACTAGCTGTACTTTCAACAGAACCAAATTGTTCAGCTATAGACATGCCTTTACCTTGACGTTTATTCATCTGTTCTTCGCCAGTAAAAAAACCATCTATTTGGTTTGCTATGTCTTTTATATCGTTTACTGTTCCTATGTTGCCCTTAATAAACTCTACTGATTTTTGTACTAGAGCAATACCAGTAAGAATTTCTGCAACAACCATTCTACCTCACAAGTAAACCTATTAATAATAAGATTATTGAACCCATACCCGCATAAAGACCATTCTCTAACCTACGAGTTCTGGAACTCAAATCTTCCATGATAACTTTCAAACTATTAATTTCACTTTGTAAACTTGTCATAGTTGGTTTAGACATTTAACCCGCCTTTGAATTATCCATAGTTTTTATAGTTTCATCATTTTGCAAAGATGTTGACAACCTTTGAATATAATCTTTTTTAGCTATTTCAAAAATATCAAGTTTTCTAATTAACTTTGAAAGTTCGGCAATTTCATTCTGACAAATAGTTATTTGATCTACTAAAACCTTTTGTTCATCTTTAAGATTTTCTGCTGAATATTCTTTCCCATCAATACTTAAAATATTTGTTTTTTGTTTAGTCATTACCAAGATACCCCTTTTGATGTGATTGGTGTTTGTGATTCAGATATTTGATTTGATACATTAAGTTCAGAATTAGCTATGCCATCTACACCTAGCT